ATATAAAAGTCGGCAGTAAGTTATCCTATGAGGTTATCAAGATTGACGGTGAAGAAAGATTTTGTGAATGGGACATTGAAGAAGGTGGAAAGTATCAGGAAGTTCCCAAGTGGTTGTTCCCGGTCAAGGCAACCGCAGACTTTGTTGATATGGATGCCGGGGACGGAAGGAATCAGGCACTTTTCAATTACATCCTGACCCTAACTGCAAATGATTTCACTGTTGAAGAAACCCGTGAGTGCATCCGCATCCTGAACAAGTTTGTTCTGAAACAACCGCTTGGTGATGATGAACTGGAAGTGATCTTGCGTGATGAAGCATTTCAGAAACCCGTGTTTTTCCTTGGCAGTACATTTTTATTTGATAAGTTTGCCACATTTATGAAAAATCAGGCACACGTTGTCAAAATCAACGGACAGTTACACATATATAAAGACGGCGTATATTCCAACGGTTACAGGGAAATTGAATCAAACATGATTCAGCACATTCCCAACCTAAAAAAAATGCAACGCCGGGAAGTGCTTGATTATATGGAATTGATAGTTGATGAAAAGGAACAGTCAGATGCAAACCTGATTGCTTTCAATAATGGTGTATATGACATTGTGACCGGAGAACTGAAACCGTTCAGCACGGACATTGTTATTACAAATAAAATCCCGTGGAATTACAACCCGGATGCTTACAATGAACTGGCAGACAGTACACTGAATAAATTAGCGTGTGGTGATGCAGCAATCAGGGCATTGTTGGAAGAATGTATTGGTTACTGCTTTTACAGAAGAAATGAGTTAGGCAAGGCGTTCATCCTGACAGGTGACAAGTCCAACGGTAAAAGTACATTTTTGGATTGTGTCAAAGCAATCCTTGGTGATCGGAACATTTCAGCACTTGACTTGAAAGAACTGGGGGACAGGTTCAATACTTCAATGATGTTCGGTAAACTGGCAAACATTGGTGATGATATTGGTGATGATTTCCTTCAAGGTTCACAGGTCAGTGTGTTCAAAAAAATAGTAACAGGTAACCGCATCAAGGCAGAGCGTAAAGGACAAGACCCGTTTGAGTTCAACCCGTTCATCAAGTTACTGTTTAGTGCCAATGATATTCCCCGTATGAAGGACAAGACCGGGGCGGTACTTAGGCGTTTGGTTATCATTCCATTCAATGCCACATTTAGCAAGGATGACCCTGATTATAGACCATTCATCAAATATGAATTGACACAACAGGACAGCATTGAATATCTTATCAGGCTTGGTGTGGAAGGACTAAAAAGGGTAGTCATCAATAATGGATTCAGTAAATCAGATAAGGTTCAGAATCAGTTGGATGAATATGAACAGGAAAACAACCCTATCCTTGCATTTATCAATGACACCGGGGTTGACATGATCGAAAATGAACCAACCAATGAGGTATACAAGCGGTATCAGGTATTTTGTGCAGACAACAGTATGCAGCCAATGTCAAACATTGTATTCAGTAAGCAGATCAACAAACGCCTTGACTTGGAAATTTCAGTTGTAAAACTGAACGGTCAGACAAGGCGTATTTTCAGAAGCAGAAAGGAAGGTATCAATTAGTGAAAGGTGGAAGAAATCAGGAAGGATATGCAGACCCAACGGCAACTATCGCCGTTGGTAGAGTAGCAAAGGAAGAACGTGAACAGATTGAATGTGAAGCAGCAGACAAACGTGCCTATGATCTGATTAAGGTTTTGAAGTACATCATCAAAGGTGCGGGGTTTGAACTGACTGAACGTGTTCAGGTGAAAGATACCAAGACAGGAAGGGTTTACAGATGAATGAAAGTATTATAACAAAATTAGTCAAATTATTTGACGGTGATGATTCAGTGAAAGAAATTTCCCTTTGTAATGATGTGTTACCTATGATTTCAGCACATTACAAAGGTACACCAATCAATCAGCATGATTTTGGTATTATGAACAGATGTGTTGAAGATGCACTTTCAATAATATCTACAAGGTATGTCAGATTTTATGCAGTACCAAAGTTTGAAATAAATTACGGTGGAATAGTAACTTTGAAGGATATTGTCTATAAGAAAGTGAGGTAAAACGCATGACGGAAAATGTATGTGTTACCTGTCAGTATTATGAAAGTTGCAACCGTCCTGAACGATTTATGAAATGTATGGGTTATAAACGGAAATTACAGGTTGGTGACACAATTCAGTGTGTTGATACTGATGATATGTGCAGCACTATGAAGGAACTTGCAAAGGAAGGCGTTGAAACTGATTTCCTGTATGAGAAAGACGGGATTCAAGGGTTGTGGTTGGAAGTGAAAGGGGTGAAGTCAGATGTATGATGAACAGGAAGATGATGCACAGTTAGAATGGTGTCGGCAATGGTCAGAGAAACAGAAAAAGAAGATCACCCGGAAGAAGCAGAAGAAAATCAGACGGGTACAACATTGGTGTAACTGTAAATTATATGTCAAGTATGCTTGGTATGAGTTCCGGGCAATGATGAAAGGGTGAACAGAATGGAAAATAAACTTTTAGAATTATTTGAGAAACAGGACACAGTATCAATGAATGATGATATTTTCCCGCTTGTGGAAGAAGAATTTTGTGGTCAGGTTGTTAGTGAAGAAATTTATGAACTTGCACACCAGTACATAAATCAGTTGTTGTGGGGTGTATATGCAGCGGGAATCAGTTTCATTGCATCACCTGTTTTTGGAAGTGGTGACTTTGGAAAAATGGTTGTGACTGATGTGGTTTATGAAAAAGTTGGTGCAATTATGAAATAGTTACGCAAAGTTACGGTTGGTTACGGTTGGCGGTTACGGTTGAAACCCTTGTAAATACTGGCGGTTACGGTTGGTTACGGTTAAAAGTGATTTTCTTAATATATTTATTTTTATTATATTCTATGTATTTATAAAAAATAAAAATATAGAGTATAAGGCGTGAACCGTAACCGTAACTAACCGTAACCAGTAGGAAAATCAAGGCTTTTCAGGGTGTTTTTAGTTTGATTTTATCCGTAACCGCAAGCGTAACCGTAACCGGGAAAGGACAGGTAAAAGAATGAAAACATTATCCGCAAGGGAATATTTAGAACAGTTACAGGAACTTGATACAAATATCAATCAGGACTTAGAACGCCTGAATGATATGAAAACCAATGCTTGCAGTACAGGCGGTATTGATTATTCTGCTGAAAGAGTGCAGACCAGTCCATCAGGTGACGGTTTATGCAGACAGGTGACAAACTATGTTGCACTGAATGATGAAATCAATGCAGAAATAGACCGTTTTTCTGATGCCAAGGAACAGATCATCAAGCAGATAAGGGGTCTACATGATGCAAGATATTCACAGGTGTTGTTCAAAGTATATGTTCAGTTCAAAACCTTGAAAGTTGCATCAGGTGAAATGGGTATGTCATACCAGTATGTCAGAAACCTTCACAAGGCAGCACTTGCAAGGTTTGAAGAAACCTATGATAATCTGCATTACTTAACTTGATGTGTATTTACTGTTACTTAAAGTGACAAAAAAGGCGTTTTATGATAGATTTTGTTGTTTCAAGTATATTGTGTATTCTTGATTCTAATGATACAGTGTATCTTGACAAGATAGGAATTGTGAAGAAGCGGTTGTTTTTTCACAGTTCCTTTTTTGTTTGTGCCGATATTTGCACCCTGAAATGTTTCTGTTTCAGGGGTTTTTTATTGCAAAAATACATGAAAGGGGTGTTGTTGAATGGCAAAAACGGCAAAATTAACTGAAAAACAACAGCGTTTTGTTGATGAATACCTGATTGACCTTAATGCAACACAAGCAGCCATTCGTGCGGGTTATTCGGCAAAAACAGCAGATCAGCAAGGTTCAAGAATGTTGGCAAATGTCAAGGTTCAACAGGCAATTAGTGTTGCAATGGCAGAACGCAGCAAAAGAACAGGAATCAATCAGGACAGGGTTGTTTTAGAACTTGCCCGCATTGCTTTTGTGAAGATGACAGACCTTGTTGACAGTCACGGAAGAATAAAAGACGGTGCATCAGAAGATGACCTTGCCTGTATTGAATCCGTGAAATATAAACAGTCTGAATCAGAAACCGGGTCAAGTGTTGAAAGGGAAGTGAAGATTTCACCAAAGCTGAAAGCACTTGAATTACTTGGTAAGCATTTGGGTATGTGGAATGACAAGATTGATGTGAATATCACACAGCCTATTGTTATCACTGGTGAAGATGCCCTTGAAGATTAGGCGGTGATCGTCTATGGTCAAGAACAGAATATCTTCACAATATGTTTTTGGGTATCAGAAGTTTATCCTGTACCCGGAAGATTACAAGGTTACTAAGTCCGGCAAGAAGAAAGTACAGTTGCCTGAACTGGTTGGTAAGGGTTACGGTACTTTTTGGCGTTGGAAAGGTAGATATAGGGTATGTAAGGGCAGCCGTGCATCCAAGAAATCAAAAACAACTGCCCTTTGGTACATCACCAATATGATGAAGTACCCACAGGCAAATACCCTTGTGGTCAGAAAGACTTTCAGAACCCTGAAAGATTCCTGTTTCACAGAATTGAAGTGGGCGATTCACCGCCTTGGCGTTGATGCCTTTTGGGAAATCAAAGAATCACCACTTGAAATGACCTATAAACCAACAGGTCAAAAGATTTATTTCAGGGGACTGGATGACCCCCTGAAAGTAACATCAATAACCGTTGATATTGGTTGCTTGTGTTGGATGTGGATTGAAGAAGCGTATGAAATCAGTTCAGAAGATGATTTCAATATGCTTGATGAATCAATCCGTGGTGCTGTTCCTGACGGTTCAGGACTGTTCAAGCAAATAACCCTTACACTGAACCCGTGGAATGAACACCACTGGATAAAGAAGCGGTTTTTTGATAACACAGATGATGAAACCCTTGCAATGACCACCAACTACAAGTGCAATGAATGGTTGGATAAGGCAGACTTAAAAGTCTTTGAAACCATGAAGAAGCAAAACCCAAGGCGTTACAAAGTGGCGGGTCTTGGTGATTGGGGTATTGTAGACGGTCTTGTCTATGAAAATTGGAAAGAAAAGGCGTTCAGTGTTGATGAAGTCAAGAAGATTGCCGGGGTCAAGTCTGTATTCGGTCTTGACTTTGGTTATACAAATGACCCGTCAGCACTGTTTTGTGGTCTGATAGATCAGTCAAGCAAGACCATTTGGGTCTTTGATGAAATGTATCAGCCGGGCATGAGTAATGAAGCCATTGCCGAACAGGTTCAGCGGATGGGATATGTGAAAGAGAAGATCACAGCCGATTCAGCAGAACCAAAGAGTATTGACCGCTTGCGTGAACTGGGTCTGAAAGGAATCAGGAAAGCAAGGAAGGGCAAGGACAGCATCAACAACGGCATTGACTTCATACAGGACTATCATATTATCATTCATCCCCGTTGCGTGAATTTCATCACAGAGATTAGCAACTATCAGTGGGATAAGGATGCCAAGACGGGCAAGAAACTGAACCGCCCTATTGATGACTTCAATCATCTGATGGATGCAATGCGTTATGCAGTTGAATCTATTGTGAAGGGTGATGCTTTCAGTTTTGACTAAGCAATTACCGGGTAGAATACACGGTGTCAGCAGCCGTTTCTTTTTGGACGGTAGGAAAAGGCTGTCAAATGCTTACTCCGGGGCGGTTGCAACAGGTGACCGCCTATGACACCTGTATAACTACTTTTTGAATAAAAGAAACAAATTAGTAACAACAACCCTTGAAAATGCAGTGTTTTCAGGGGTTTTGATTTTATTATGCAATGAAAGGGGTGAATTGAACAGTGTTCAGTTCCTTTGTGGATGCGATAACGCTAAAACTTAGCAATTTCATACTGGAAGGGGCAAAGTCACACATGACCGACTTGGAATTTCTTGAAAAAGAAATCCTTGCTTGGAAATGTTCACCCCGTAGGATGATGCAGATTAAGGGATTTCTGTATTATGACGGTGACCATGATGTGATTCACCGCAAGCGTACAATGATAGGTGAGGACGGCAAACTTGAAGTTGTTGAGAACTTACCAAACAACCGTATTGTTGATAACCAGTATGCAAAAATGGTGAATCAGAAAGCCAATTACCTGTTCGGCAAGCCGTTTACATTAAACGGTGACAATGAACAGTACATTGAACTGCTGAAAAAGGTATTTGACAAGAAGTTCATGCGAACATTAAAGAGTGCGGGCAAAGCTGCATACAATGGCGGTATTGCTTGGCTATATCCTTACTACAATGACAGGGGAGAATTTGCTTTCAGGCTTTTCCCCGCTTATGAGATTTTGCCGTTTTGGAAAGATTCTGAACATACTGAACTGGATTTCTTCATAAGACTGTATGTGTCAGTTGCTTATGATGGCACACAACGCAAGTACATTGAAAAGGTTGAATTGTATGATCTGACAGGTGTTCACCTGTTCATACTGGATGGTTCAAAACTGATACCTGATGTTGTGAACAATGACACCGCTGATTTCCCACACGTTACAATGACGGATGCAGCCGGGAATGTGCAGATGTTCAACTGGCAGCGTGTCCCCCTGATTCCATTGAAAGCCAATGAACAGGAAACACCGCTGATTAAAAGGGTCAAGTCCTTACAGGACGGTATCAATGTGATGCTGTCAGACTTTGAAAACAATATGCAAGAGGATGCAAGGAACACTATTTTGGTGTTGAAGAACTATGACGGTACTAATTTGGGTGAGTTCAGAAAGAACCTTGCAACCTATGGTGCAGTAAAAGTCAGATATGACGGTGACACCAAAGGCGGGGTTGAAACCCTTGAAATCACGGTCAATGCAGACAACTACAAGATTATTGTGGAAATCTTCAAGAAAGCACTGATTGAAAATGCAATGGGTTATGATGCCAAGGATGACAGACTTTCCGGCAATCCTAATCAGATGAACATTCAGTCAATGTATTCTGATATTGATACAGATGCCAATGATACAGAATCAGAAGCACAGGCAACAATGGATGATATTCTTTGGTTTGTCAACTGTCACCTTGCCAATTCAGGACAGGGTGACTTTGAAGGTCAGGAAAATGACATTGATGTGATATTCAACCGTGATATGCTGATGAATGAATCAGAAATCATTGACAACTGCACCAAGTCACAGGGTCTTATTTCTGACGAAACAATCATTGCTAATCATCCTTGGGTGGATGACCCACAGGCAGAAATGGAACGCCTGAAAAAGCAGAAGGAAGAAGCACAGAAAGAAATGCTTGCACAGTATGACCCGTTTGGTACACAAAATGATGACCCTGACAATAAAGGTGACCCGTCACAGGGAAGTCAGGGCGGTGAAGTAGATGAATAACGGTGAATACTGGCAGAAGCGTTTTGAACTGCTTGAACAGGCTGCACACCAACAGGGGGTTCAGTGCTATGCGGATATTGAAAAACAGTATCGACAGGCACAGAAGCAACTTGAAGGTCAGATTGCTGCATGGTATCAGCGTTTTGCATCTAACAACGGGGTAACCCTTGCAGAAGCAAAGCGGATGTTGAACGCAAAGGAACTTGCTGAACTGAAATGGGATGTAAACCAGTACATTCAGTACGGTCAGGAAAATGCGATCAACGGCACTTGGGTCAAGCAGCTTGAAAACGCATCTGCAAGATTCCATATCAGCAGACTTGAAGCCTTGAAGTTGCAGACCCAACAGAGCATTGAAGTCATGTTTGGAAACCAACTTGACAGCATTGACAGCACAATGCGGAATGTTTACAAGTCCGGCTATTATCACACAGCCTATGAAATTCAGAAGGGCGTGGGTGTTGGTTGGGACTTTTCCGCACTGGATGACAAGCAGATTAGCAAGGTCATCAATAAGCCTTGGGCGGTTGACGGCAAGAATTTCAGTGAAAGGATATGGGGCAACCGTCAGAAGTTGGTCAATGAACTGAACAACACTCTGACACAGAACATCATCTTGGGAAAAGACCCACAGAAAGCCATTGATGAAATTGCTCGGAAGATGAACACTTCCAAGACCAACGCCGGGCGGTTGGTAATGACAGAAGAAGCCTTTTTCAGTTCCGCAGCACAAAAGGACTGCTTCACAGAACTGGATGTTGAACAATTTGAGATTGTGGCAACACTGGATTCCCACACTTCGGATATATGCCGGGGGATGGACGGCAAGCACTTCAAAATGTCAGAATGGAAGGTTGGGGAAACTGCCCCACCTTTTCATGTTCATTGTCGTTCAACCACTATACCGTATTTTGATGATGAATTTGATGCAGTTGGTGAACGTGCTGCCCGTAATGAAGAAACAGGCAAGACCTACTTTGTACCGGGCAATATGACCTATAAGGAATGGGACAAGGCTTTTGTTCAGGGTGACAAGTCAGACTTGCAAGAAATAAATCCTGATGATACAATCAAGACAGAAGAACAGAATTTTGATATTGAAGGAAACACCACTAAGTTGAAGGGTGCAATGAGTGATAAAGATTATGCTGAATATTTGGCAAGATTGAATAATCATTCAAATGATAATGTTAAGAAACTGTATTCTTCTTATGCAGATAAGATTGCGGGAGTTAAAAAGGCATCAAGTGGTGCATATACACCCGCATCAAATAGTCTTACCTTTTCTTATCCTGATGAAAGGTATATTCAGAATGGAAAAGATAAGTATTCAACAGTAGCACATGAATATGGTCATTTCTTTGATGCACAGGCACAATTTAGTGATTTGCATTTCAATGAGATAGACACAGTTAAAAATAATTTGAATTATACTAAGTCACGCTTTACTAACAGGGCAAGTTCCAGTGATGAATTTCTTGCAGCAGTAAGAAAAGATAAGCAATTCTTGCGTGATACATTGACAGATGAAATCAAGAAAGAATTGCGGTTACATGATGCAAGTGACGGTGTTCAGGATGCCATTGATGGGTTACTTTGGGAAAGAATTGGATGGGGTCATGGTGATAAATATTACAATAGACTGTATCATTCAATTAAACAGATGAAGGAACATAAGGGACTGCAACAGGCATATAAAGATTTAGGTTATGATGTAAGTAATTTATCAAAGGTTGTTTCTATTTGCCGTGATTATGAATCTGCATCTGAAATGTGGGCGAACATAATGGCAGCAGAAGTGAATGGTGGTGAAGCACTGGAATATGTGAAAAAGTATTTACCAAACAGTTATGCAGCGTTGATTGAAATTCTGAAAGGGGTGAAATGATATGGATGAAAAATTGAATAAAGCATTGGAAGATTATGAAAGAAAATTCAATGACGGTTTCCCAATGTTTCAAATGAGTGCAGAATCCCCTGATAGAATTATTGAAATCATTGGTGACTGCATAAAGAACAATAAGGACGTATATGATAGTGGTTACTTATCATTAGATGATGACATCATATATTAAACACATGAGAAGCACGGTCAAATAGCCGTGCTTTTTTCATACCTTAACAAGTTATCAATAGACCTGTAATAATTGCTATATGGCGATTATATGAGGTCAGAAAGGGGGATAAAAGGCACATGAAAACGTACACAATGAGAAAGGCATGGTGATCCTGATTATCTCCCGGCTACTGGGTCAAGTAGCACATAGAAAAGGCATCCGGCAACGGGTGTCTTTTTTCTTGCGGGTTGTCAAGCGTAAACCGAACAAAACCAATCAATCATGTGGGAGTAACCCCGTATAAAAACGTATTTGAAAGGATGGTATAGAAATGACAAGAAAACAGTTAGAGGATTTAGGACTTACCAAGGAACAGGCTGATTCAGTAATGAAAATCAATGGTGATGACATTGAGAACGCAAAGGGTACTGCTTCAACAGAGATCAAGAACTTGCAGACAGAGGTTGAAGGACTGAAAACACAGGTCGGTGACCGTGACAAGCAGTTAGAAACCCTGAAAGCATCTGCCGGGGACAATGCTGATTTGAAAAAGCAGATTGAGGACTTACAGACTGAAAACGCCACTGCCAAGGCAACCCATGAATCTGAACTGAACCAGTTGAAAATTGATTTTGCTGTTGAAAAAGCACTGACAGGTGCAAAGGCAAAGAACATCAAAGCTGTCAAAGCCTTACTTGAACTTGGAGAAGCCAAACTTGACAAGGACGGAAATGTCAAGGGACTGGATGAACAGATCGAGAAGTTAAGAAGTGGTGATGACACCAAGTTCCTGTTTGAAGCACAGAAGCAGCAGAAACAGCAGCAGAATTTCAAAGGTTTTCAGCCGGGAGCATCAGGGGAACAGAAACCGGGTGAGGGTGAAAAGGTCGATTTCTCAAAAATGAGTTATGACGAACTTACCGCTTACATGGAAGCAAACCCGGATGCACAGATTTAATTTGATGAAAGGAAGGTAATTGAAACATGGCAAAATTTGATGCTAAAAGTTTTAATGAAAAGGCGTTCGGTAAGTACATGAGTGCTATTCCGAACGTGAAACTGAACAAGTTACGTGAATCCCGTGCAATCGTTGGTGATGCAAGATTACGTGACACTTTTGTGAATAACTCACAGACTGGCACTGTTTACGCAGTGTTACCGTTCTTTGGTCTGCTTTCCGGCACACCACAGAACTATGATGGTGTTGACAATGTTACGCCGGGCAAGACTGACACCTATGAACAGGGTGTTTTCACCTATGGCAGAATGAACGGTTGGACAGAAGCAGATTTCAGTTATGATGTAACTGGTGGTACTGACTTCATGGCAAACGTAAGAAATCAGATCAATGACTACTGGAACGGTGTAGATCAGGATGTTATCCTTGCAATCTTAGAAGGTGTCTTTGGAATGAAGGACACTGGCACGGGTGACATTAAGAAAGCCAATGCAGCGTTTGTTGAAGCACACACTTATGATATTGCACAGGCAGGTGCTGAACATACTGATGATACTATGAAGATGGATGCAACAACCCTGAACAGTGCAATTCAGAAGGCTTGTGGTGATAACAAGCAGAAGTTCAAGTTGGTTTACTGTCACAGTGCAGTTGCTACCAACCTTGAAAACCTGAAACTGCTTGCATACTTAAAGTATACAGATGCACAGGGCATTGAGCGTGATCTTGAAATGGGTACTTGGAACGGCAGACTGGTCATCATTGATGATTCTTTACCTACTAAGGTTGTTGAAGCCGTTGCAGAGGACACAGGCAAGGGAATCAAGGCACAGGATGCGTACACAGAGTACACAACCTATATCCTTGGTGAAGGTGCTATTGGTTTTGAGGATGTAGGTGCAAAAGTGCCTTATGAAATGGTTCGTGATGCTAAGACAAGGGGCGGTGAAGATACACTGATTTCCCGTAAACGTCACGCTGTTTCTGTTGCGGGTGTTTCTTATACCAAGGCATCACAGGCAACAAATTCCCCTACCAATGCGGAATTAAAGACTGGTAAGAACTGGTCACTGGTTGCATCTGATACCAAGGCTATTGAGCATAAGGCAGTACCTATTGCCCGTATCATTTCCCGTGGATAATTTCTGATCTGAAAGGGTGGTTGCAATGTTTGATACTGATACAGTAAAAGAACGGTTGAAATCATTCGGTTATGAGGTCAAGGCAGATGATGAATTTGCCTTGACCTTTTGCGTTGAGAAAGTACGCAGCACAATCAAAAATGAAATCAACTGGAATGATGTGCCGGAAGGACTGGAACACATTGCCGTTGATATGGCGGTGGGTGAATTTCTTCTTTCCAAGAAAACCTTTGCACCTGATGACCTTACCGGGTTTGATTTAGAATATGCTGTCAAGCAGATTCAGACAGGGGACACCAACACGGTTTTTGCAACTGGTGAAGGTTCAATGACCCCTGAACAAAGACTGACTTCTTTCATCAATTACCTTTTATCCTATGGAAAGGCTGAATTTAATTCATTTAGGCGTATCAGATGGTAAAGCAGATTCAGGCAGCACAAAAGGCTGCAAGGAAAGCCATTGAAGCAACCTATTTTGGTACTTTGACGGTGACAGAACTGCAAAAGGTAAAAAATGAGAAGTCAAAACTTATGGAAGAATCAGAGGTTGTGGTCTTACAAGACCAACCGTGCAGATTATCTTTTGAAAAACTGCAAACAGCAATTCAGTCAGAATCAGCAGCAACGATCACGCAAAGCACAAAGTTGTTTGTTTCCCCGGATGTAATCATCAAAGCGGGGTCAAAACTGACAGTAACACAGGACAATGTGACCACGGACTACACCCGCAGCGGTGTCCCTTCCACATATCCAACGCATCAGGAAATTACACTTGAACTGTTCAAGGAATATGCATAAATGGGTAGAATGGGAAGATTTGACTGCAAAGGTCTGAAAGATTTTCAGCAGCAGTTGGAAAAGTTGCAAAACCCTGATGACTTTGTGGAATCGTGTGCAAAAGAACTTGCTGCCCGGTTGCTTCGCATGGTGGTCAAAAGAACACCTGTCGGACAGTACCCGGCAAGTTCAGGAAAAAAGGGCGGTACATTAAGGCGTGGTTGGACTGGTGAAAAACGTGCATCAGCACAAGGGTATGCAGACAGCCTGACGGTGAACCATTTTGGTGACACCTATGTCATTGAAATTGTGAACCCGGTTGAATACGCATCCTATGTTGAGTACGGACACAGGACAGCCAATCATTCAGGATGGGTCAAAGGTCAGTTTATGATGACCATATCTGAACAGGAATTACAGAAAATTGCCCCAAAGGTACTTGAAAACAAAATCAAGAAATATTTAGGGGGACTTGGTAAATGATAAATTCAATAGTTGAAGCAATCAGTTGTTCCCTGAACAAAGAATTTGGGGATGATTATGAAATCCACAATGAAGAAATTAAGCAAGGTTTGAAAGAGCCTTGTTTTTTTATTGCTTGCTTGAACCCAAACAACAACCTTTTCCTTGGCAAACGGTATGAACGTACCAATCAGTTCTGCATCCAGTATTTCCCACAGTCTGCAAATAAGCAGCGGGAATGTGCTGATGTGGCTGAAAGAATGTATGACTGTTTGGAGTATGTCACAACAGACGGTGATACCAAGCCAATCAGGGGTTCAAAAATGAATCATCAGGTGGTTGACGGTGTTCTGAATTTTTTTGTCAATTATGACTTTTTCACGGTCAAGACGGAAGATCAGATACCAATGGAAACTATGACGGCAAGCACGGATGTGAAGGAAGGTGGTTGATTATGGCAGCAAAAAAGACAACAACGGGAACTGCTACAAGGTCTGAACAGACTGAACCAATGTTCAGCAAGGAACAGATTCTTGCATCTGCCCGTTTTGCAAACAGAAGGGACTTGGTGGATGCCCTTCTTGATGAAGATAAAAGTTACACCATGAAAACTGTTGACAATTTAGTTGAAAAATACATGAAAGGACAGGTGAAATAGTATGGCTTTAGGTGGTGGTACATTTACCTCACAGAACAAAGAACTTCCCGGTGCTTATATCAACTTTGTATCGGCTGCATCCGCATCCGCTGCACTGTCTGATAGAGGTATTGCAACAATGCCCCTTGAACTTGACTGGGGTGTTGAAGGGGAAGTTTTTGAAGTAACCAATGAAGATTTTCAGAAGAACAGCCTGAAACTTTTTGGTTATGCCTTTGACAGTCCTAAGATGCTTGGTCTTAATGATCTGTTCATGGGTGCAAAGACCTTATACGCATATCGTTTGAACGGTGGTGGAGATAAGGCAGCGAACACATACGCAACTGCAAAGTATTGTGGTGTGCGTGGTAACGATTTGAAGATCGTGATTCAGAAAAATGCAGATGATGCAAGCAAGTATGATGTTACAACCTACTTCGGTACGGTCAAGGTTGACACACAGACAGTTGCTAAGGCTGCTGATCTTGTGGCAAACGATTATGTGACATTCAAGGCTGCTGATCTTGCTGTTACTGCCGGAACACCTTTAACTGGTGGTACAAACGGCACGGTTGACGGCACTGCACATCAGGCTTACTTGGATAAAATCGAATCATACACCTACAACACTATGGGCGTTGTGGTTACTGATGATGTTACCAAGAAGTTATATGTGGCTTTCAACAAGCGTTTGCGTGATGAACTGGGTATCAAGTTCCAGTTAGTTATTTATAAACTGGATGCTGATTATATGGGCGTTATCAGTGTGAAGAACAAGGTAACAGATGCCGGATGGTCAGAAGCAGCACTTGTGTACTGGGTAACTGGTGCAGAAAGCGGTTGTGCAGTCAATAAGTCTTGTCAGAACAAGAAATATGACGGCGGTTTCACCGTTGATACCAATTACACACAGAATGAGTTGAAAGCAGCAATCAAGGCGGGTGAGTTCACTTTCCATAAGGTCAACGGCATTGTTCGTGTGCTTGAAGATATTAACTCTATGGTGACCACTTCGGACACTTGCGGGGATGTATTCAAGGACAATCAGACGATCAGAGTTATTGACCAGTTGGGAAATGATGATGCAGTTCTTTTCAACACTAAGTATCTTGGTGTTGTTCCAAACAACGCATCAGGCAGAACTTCCCTTTGGTCTGACTTGGTAAAAATCCGCACCCAGTTACAGGAACTTGGTGCTATTGAAGGGTTCACTGATTCTGATGTTACGGTTGCACAGGGCGATTCCAAAAAGGCGGTTGTGATTACATCAGCAATCACCGTTGTGAACGCTATGGGTAAACTTTATGAAACGGTTACGGTTGCGTAAGAAAGGGGTGAAATAAAATGCCGAATGTAACAATGAAAGCAAGGGACACTATTGCAGCAAAACTTGCTGAATGTTTTATCACAATCGGAAGTAGAAGATACAACTTCATGCAGATGATTGATATGGAAGCAAAGGTTGAGAAAACCAAGACTACTGTTCCCCGCCTTGGTGCAATCATGGCGGGTCATAAGTCATGTGGTATGGAAGGTACTTTTTCCGGCACGGCACACTATAACCAGTCAGTTCTTCGTCAGGCATTACTTGACTATAAGAACACTGGTGAGGATGTGTATTTTGAAATGCAGATCACCAATGATGACCCAACCAGTGATGCGGGCAGACAGACGATCATTTTCTATGACTGCAACACTGACGGCGGTGTGTTAGCAAAATTTGATGCTGACGGGGAATACCTTGATGAAGAGATTGAAGGAACATTTGAGGACTTCTCAATGCCTGAATCTTTTGCAAACCTCACGGGTTTTCTTACTAACTAAGTAACAGAACCCCTTGTGTGGCTTTTATATAAGGTCATATAAGGGGTTTTTTCTATTCATTGATAAACAGAAGGGAGAACAACAAAATGTCAAAATTCAGTCGATTTATGAAAGCGAACAAAATCGCAAAGCCAAATGAAAAATATGCACCTACAACCACATTACAGGATGAAAACGGTAAACCGCTGGAATGGGAGTTCAAACAGATTACTTCCAAGGAAAATGAAGCGTTGCGTGATTCCTGTACCATTGAAGTCCCGGTTAAGGGTAAGCCGAACCTTTACAGACCGAAAGTAAAAACTGCTGAATACCTTGCAAAGATGATTGTGGCATCCACTGTATACCCTGACCTTTACGATAAGGAATTACAGGATTCATACGGTGTTATGACCCCGGAAGAACTTCTTTATGCAATGGTTGACAATGCCGGAGAATATCAGGACTTCACAGTGTGGATGCAGAAGTTTCAGGGATTTACCAAGAACCTTGATGACAAGGTGGATGAAGCAAAAAACTAATTGAAGAAGGGGATGGTGAAGCAAATTATGCTTACTATGCCCTTCTAAAACTTCACATTCTTCCATCAGTGTTCTTGGATATGGATGAACAGGAAAAAGCCTTTGTGATTGCTTCAATCGAGTTGAAAGCAGAGCATGACAAGAAGGAAAAGAAAAAGGCAGAAGCAAGGGCAAAGAAAAAACACTAAGAAAGGACGGTGAAACAGGTGTCATCTATTCAGACAGGTATTGAACTTAATGACCAATTCAGCGGAGTGTTGAACAACATCATCAGTTCAGTGAACCTTGCCGTGTCTGCAATGTATGATATGCAGCAGTCAATGAACGCTGACATTGATACAAGCAGCCTTGAGGGGGCAAGGGATGAAATCAATCAGGCAACTGCTGCCATTGAAGCAATGAATCAAGCAGCAAGCCGACAGACCGCACCTGATATTGCACCGCCTGTTGTGGATGGGGGAAACGGTCAGGTTATAAACGTGGATGTAAACCCGGTACTTCCTGACCCTTTGGTTGAAAATCCTGAACCAATCAGACCTGAAATTCAGCCAAACGCACCGCCTGACCCTGAACCCGTAGAAATCCCGGTCACATGGAACACTGACGGGGTGGATGTGTTCACAGGAACAGGTGTTGAACGATTTCAGCAAGAAGTTCAGAGTGCAAACGATATGTTGAACACACTGAACACCACACAGGCAAGGATTTCACAGACCGCACAGGGAATGGATATACTGCCGGATGCAGCAGTTCAGGATATGAACACCATGCAACAGCGGTTATCTGCAATTCAACAGCGGATTCAGCAGATTGAGAACAACCCGGTAAATGTTGGGGCAGACAATGCAAATGCAGAACTGGAACAGTTGCGTATGCAGTTGAATCAGGCTATTCAGGAACAAAATTCACTGAATCAGGCAATGCAGAATATGGATGTTTCTGCCGCCAATGATGCCTATTTACGTTTGTCACAGACTGTTGGCAACACAGAAAGGTACATCCGTGACAATGTGGATGAACAGGGGCGTTTCAATCAGGAAATTTCAGCCGGAACACAACAGGCAAATGAACTGACCAATACCATCAAGCGGGCGGTTGCAGCCTATGTCAGTATTCAGACAGTTGGGAAAGCACTGAACATTTCAGACGAACTTGTTCAGACAACATCCCGTTTGAACATGATGAATGACGGGGTTCAGACAACCGCTGAACTTGTCAACATGGTATATGCAGCAGCACAAGATGCAAGAGGTTCATTCAGTCAGATGGCTGATGTTGTTGCCCGTTTCGGTAACAACGCAAAGGATGCGTTCAGCAGTTCAGAAGAAGTTGTTGCTTTTGCTGATCTGATTCAAAAGCAGATGACGATTGCCGGGGCAAGCACCCAAGAAGCAGCAAACGCAGAATTGCAGTTATCACAGGCACTTGGTTCAGGTGTCCTTCGTGGTGATGAATTGAACAGTATCTTTGAACAAGCACCTAACCTGATTCAGAACATTGCAGACTATCTTGATGTTCCAATCGGTAAGATCAGGGAAATGGCAGCGGATGGGGAACTTTCCGCTGATGTAGTCAAGGCAGCAATCTTTTCTGCTGCTGATGACATTAACAGCAAATTCAATGAAATGCCTATGACTTGGGGGCAGATGTGGCAGTCCATGCAGAATACCGCACTGATTGCTTTTCAACCTGTTCTTCAAAGGCTGAACGATTTAGCAAATAGTGAAGCATTTCAGACGTTCGTGCAAAATGCCGTTGAAGCAATGGCAACCCTTGCAAATATTGTATTAAACATCTTTGAACTTGTTGGAACAGTAGGCGGTTTCATTGCTGATAATTGGTCAGTGATTAGTCCTATCATTTATGGTGTCATTGGTGCGTTAGCGGTATATGCAGCATACCTTGGCATTGTGAAGGGAATAGAAATTGCATCCGCTGCTGCAACAGCAATTCATTCAGTTGCAATGTCTGCAAAAATCGGTGTTATGGCTGCACTTACTGGTCAGACAATGGCTGCAACTGCTGCACAGATGGGTTATAACGGTGCATTGTATGCGTGTCCTGTTGTTTGGATTATTATGTTGCTGATCGCACTTATTGCAATAATTTTTGCCGTATGTAATGCGATTGCAAAAATGACAGGTATTGCAAATTCAGGGTTCGGTGTGATTACTGGTGGTGTGAACGTGGTGATTCAGTTCTTTAAGAACTTGGGTCTGACCGTGGCAAACATTGCCTTGGGTATTGGAAACGCCATTGCAGCACTTGCATCCAATATGATGACGGCATTTCACAATGCTATCTGCAACGTACAGTCATGGTTTTACAATCTGTTATCAACCGCCTGTTCAGTAATTGAAAATATAGCAGCAGCCTTGAACAAGTTGCCGTTTGTAAGTTTTGATTATTCAGGCATCAGTTCAGCAGCAGATGACTATGCAGCCAAGGCAAGTGAAGCAGCCGGAAACAAAGAGGACTACACCAGTATTTCAGATGCGTTCAATGAAGGTTTCACAACCTTTGATGCGTTTCAGGACGGTTGGGCATCAGATGCTTTCAATGCGGGTGCAGCTTGGGGTGACGGTGTTGCTGACAAGGTTTCAAATTTCAGTTTATCGGATGTATTCGGTCAGACAGATATTCCTAATGTTGGTGATTACACATCAGGGTTCAATGATGCAATAGCAAATTCAGGTGTGGGTGATAGCATTGGAAACATTGACGATAACACAGGCAAAATCAAGGATTCTTTGGATGTTACAGAAGAAGATTTGAAGTATTTGCGTGACATTGCGGAACAAGAATCAATTAACAGATTCACAACCGCAGAAGTAACTATCAACCAAACAAACAATAATAATGTTTCATCTGATACTGACCTTGATGGCTTTATCACTGCATTAGATGATGCAATGGGTGAAGCAATAGATGAAGTAACAAATGGGGGTACAGACTAATGGCACAAAGCGGATACGATATGTATTTTGATAAATGCCTTTTTCCTGTCACCCCTGAAAAAATTAGCATCAAAATCAATGGTAATAACAAAACGGTCAACCTGATAAATGAAGGTGAAATCAATATCCTGAAAAAAACCGGGTTGACCGACATTGAATTTGAAGCAGAAATCCCGCAAGTAAAACATCCTTATGCGGTGTATAAGAATGGTTTCAAAGAAGCGGGGTATTTCTTTGATATTTTTGAAGGGTTGAAAACAGGCAAAAAGACATTCCAGTTCATTGTGTGCAGAAAGACCCCGGTGGGGAAAAAACTGCTGAACACGAACATGAAGGTATCTTTGGAAGATTACAAAATTTCAGAGGATGCCAAGAACGGGTTTGACTTCAAAGTCAAGTTCAATCTGAAACAGTACCGGGACTATGGAACAAAGACAGTCAACATCAAAATTGCTGCATCCAAGCCAAAGGCAAGTGCAGAGCCTAAGCGGGAAACTAACAATTCACCCGCCCCGGCAGCAGCACAGACTTATACGGTTGTGCGTGGTGATTGTTTATGGAACATTGCAAAACGGTTTTACGGTAGCGGTGCAAAATACACCGTGATTTACAACGCAAACAGGGGTGTCATTGGTGGCAACCCTAACTTAATTTATCCGGGACAGGTTTTGACCATTCCGGCAGCATAAGAAAGGGGTGTTGTTCAATGTACGTTGAACTACTGGTTGGGAATGAATCAGGAACAAAAGTATATCAACCTGTTGTTCAGGAAGGTATTGAATGGTCAACAGAAAGAAAAAACACCCCCGGCAAACTGGTTTTCAAAGTCCTGTATGACAACATTCTTGATTTTTCAGAAGGTAGTCCAGTCAGGATGAAGGTGGACGGTGACAATGTATTCTTTGGTTTTGTATTCAAGCAGCAAAGAAGTAAGGACAAGATCATTACTGTCACCGCCTACGATCAGTTAAGATATTTGAAAAATAAGGACACTAAGGTTTATGAAAATAAAACTGCATCACAATTTGTAAAAATGATTGCAGATGATTATGCCCTGAACCTTGGTACACTGGATGATACAGGGTATGTCATTGAATCAAGAATTGAAGAAAACAGTGAACTGTTTGAAATGATAACAAATGCTCTTGACCTGACACTGACTAACACCGGGGAAATGTATGTGTTATATGACGATTTTGGAAAACTTACCCTGAAAAGCCTGTCATCTATGTATGTGGGTGTTCCGGGGGCGTACTTAATGATTGATGAAGAAACAGGGCAAGATTTTGAATATACTTCATCTATCGACAGTAATACTTATAACAAAATCAAGTTGACCTATGACAATGAAGATACTAAAAAGCGTGATGTTTATATCACACAGGATTCTTCTAATATCAATAAATGGGGCATTTTGCAGTATTTTGATACCTTACAGAAAGGTGAAAATGGTCAAGCAAAGGCAGATGCCCTTTTGAAACTGTATAACAAGAAAACCCGTAACTTGAAGATCACCAATGCTTTGGGCGACAACAGAGTGCGGGCGGGTTCAATGGTTGTCATTAACCTTGACCTTGGTGATATGAAAGTGAGAAACTGGATGCTTGTTGAAAAGTGCAAGCACACTTACAAGGAAGGTGAACATTGGATGGATTTGACACTTAGAGGGGGTGAGTTTATTGCCTGATGCAAAAGGAATTATCAAGAAAGTACATCAAGCAGCGGTTGAAGCGGTAGAATCAACAAAACCTGTAAATGTATGTTTTGGAAAGGTTATATCTGCATCCCCGTTACAGATAAATGTTGAACAGAAGATGATTCTTACTGAAAAACAACTTGTACTTTCAAGGAATGTAACAGATTTCAAAACTAAGATAACGGCGGGGAATATCAAGAATTATTACTATACCGGGGATGTAAATTCAGGGACAGCACCAGTTTCCCCGTCACACGTTCATGCTGTCGGAACGATTGAAGTCACCGTACACAATGGCTTGGCTGTCGGTGATAGTGTCATTCTAATAAGACAGCAAGAAGGTCAGAAATTCATTGTTGTGGATAGGATAGGCAAATGATTCCTTCAACAGTTGGTTTTCTCGACCAAGATTTTGAAATTGAAACACAGCCAAGCCTAACTTATAAAATGGATTTAGACGGTGATTCAGTCAGGGGTCTTGTGGATGAACAGGATGCCATGAAGCAGATGATTTTCAGAACACTGCAAACAGAACGGTATCAGTACATCATATATCCGTGGTATTACGGCATTGAAACCCTTGACCTATATGGTGAACCTGTCACTTGGGTTTGCCCTGAATTAGAACGCAGAATCAGTGAAGCGTTAGCCATTGATGAAAGAATCACAGGCGTGACCGACTTTGAATTTGACCTGACGGTCAAAGGTGTGGTTCATGCCTATTTTACCGTAAAAACAATTTACGGTGATATTAAAGCAGAGAAGGGGGTGAAGATTTAGAATGTATGAAGATCAGACTTATGACATTATCCTTGAAAGGATGATGAACCGGGTATCTGACAAAATTGACAAAAGACCGTCATCCCCTGTTTACGATCTGCATAGTTCAACAGCCATTGAATTTCAGATTTTATACATTGAGTTGGAATATCTGATAAAAAATTCATACGGTGATACTGCTGCAAGGGAATTTCTGATCTTGCTTGCAAAGGACAGGGGACTTTCACCTGAACCCGCAACCAAGGCAATCTTACAGGGTGAGTTCACACCAACAAACATTGATGTTACTGGAAAGCGTTTCAACATCGGTGAAATAAACTATGTTGTGACTGAACAGATCACACCGGGAACATACAAGGTTCAGTGTGAAACAGAAGGTGTTGTTGGCAATCAGTACCTTGGGGATATGATACCAATGGAATATATTGACGGATTGCAGACGGCAAGCCTGACAAGCGTACTTATTCCCGGTGAAGATGAAGAAGATACAGAAGTTTTCAGACAGCGTTACTTTGACAGCTTCAATGAACAGTCCTTTGGTGGCAACCACGCTGATTATATGGCAAAGGTCAAAAGTATTGAAGGTGTTGGGTCATGTAAGGTCAAGCGTGTTTGGAATGGTGATATTAGACCCGCTGATATGATCGTCAGTACAGTGGTCAAGAACTGGTATGAATCAATCATTTCAACAGTTCCGGCAGCAGTCAAACCGTGGCTTGATGCCGTATATAATGCAGCCAAGGACAAGAAACTGACGGTTGGTGGTACTGTTCATGTAGTCATCACTGATTCTGATGATTATGGTGAAGCAAGTTCAACACTTGTTCAATATGTTCAGCAGACACTTGACCCGGAAGAAACTGCCGGGGAAGGTTACGGACTTGCACCAATCGGTCATGTGGTCAGTGTAGCAAGTGCATCACCTGTCAGTATTGAGGTCAAGACCACGGTAACCTTTGAAGAAGGTCACAACTGGTCAAATACCAAGGCAGCCATTGCAGAAGCAGTTGATGCGTACTTCTTGGAATTAAGAAAGAACTGGTCAGAAACATCACAAACCATTGTCAGGGTATCGCAGATTGAAAACCGCATCCTTGGCGTTGATGGCGTGGTGGATGTGACCGGGACAAAGCTGAACGGCACGGCAAGCAATATGACCTTGACAGAATTTTGCATACCAAAGTTAGGGGGTGTTTCTGCATGATAAGAGAAGTTGACCTTGTTTCATACTTACCGCCATTCATGCAGAGTTACAAAGAACCCGTTGCAGCACTTGAAGCGGAAAACCCTGAATTTAGTCTGATGTGGTCAGCAACTGACAGGTGTTTGCGTAACCGCTTCATTTCAACCGCTGATGAATATGGAATCAGCCGATTTGAAAAGATGCTGAAAATATACCCAACTGCTGATGATACCCTTGAATCAAGGCGTTCAAGGGTTCAAAGCAAGTGGTTCAACACAATCCCGTACACTTGGAAAGTGTTGCTTCAAAAGTTGCTTGTCCTTTGTGGTGACAGTGATTTTGAAGTGACTGGTGATTTCAAGACCGGGTACACACTGTATATTGACACTGACCTTGAATTATATGGTCAGGTGGAAGAACTGGAAAACATCATAAACACAATGATTCCTGAAAATCTTGTGGTTGTATCTAAGAACAGCATCCCTTGCAACATCAAAGGTGCTGTTCTTTTTGGTGGTGGCATCTGCTTCATCAATGAATTTATCATCACAAACGATTTCCGGGAAGTGTTTGATGTGAACGGTTCATCAGTCTTTGGTGGTGGAATCGTTCAGACTGAAATGCTGAACATCACAAATGACAGTCAGGAAACAGTGAGTATTCAGGGTACAGTGAACTTTGGTGGTAAGGCAACAGATACCGCAATGGTAACCATTTCAACAGATTTTAATGAAACAATCCGGGCAGATATGGATGCAAAGGCAGCATCCGGCGTTGTTCAGGTAGACTTCATTGAGATAAAAACAACATAGAAAGGAATGATAAGATGGCAGAGTATTCAAAACTTTACATCACAAACAATGGTCAGGCACTTATGGCAAAGATGATTGCCGGGTCAGGAAACATTGATTTTACAAAAGTATGTTCTTCCAGTACCCAGTACACTGAAAGTCAGTTACAGGCATTGACCGCACTTAGCAACATCAAGCAGACAACCCTTGTTTCCAAGGTTACCCGCACAAATGAGGTTGCAATCAAAATTGATGCAGCATATTCCAACGTAGACCTGAAAGAAGGTTACTATATGCGTACACTTGGCTTATATGCCGTTGACCCTGACAAGGGTGAAATCCTGTATGCAGTCTGCATTGAAAAGTCAAATAACTGTTATATGCCACCATATAACGGTGTTACGGTATCGGCTGCATACTTACAGTTATATACCACAGTAGGAAACGCTGACAGCGTATCACTTGCAGTCAGTCCGGGTGCGTATGCAACGGTTGGTGACATTCAGGCACTTGAAAAAGAAATTGCTGATCTGAAAGCCTATGTTGGATATTCAGACGGTGACATTTATGGTGTTGAAGTGGACTTTGAAAACAAGAAGTTCACAAGACTTGCCGGGGCAGTAAACCGTTCAGCGGGTTCAGGGTTTGACGGAATCAATGCATTTGGTGGCAGAAAGCGTTGTAACCTTACCAATGACGGGCGTGTTGCTGCATATTATGGTGAAGCCGGATTTTCTACTACTGGAAAACTGACACAGGCGGTTGACCGTAACCCGGTAGGTACTGAATCACCTGATGAAAACCTGAAATTCAGTGCCGGGACAATCGTTCAGGTAATGGTTGAACAGCCAAAGTTTTATTACAAGGTTGTACCGCTTAAAACTGAAAAGAGAACCAAGGGGGCAATCACAAGAAAAATCAGATACTATGTATCAGATACACCAAAGGCGGGATTCAAACTTCATCCGGCGTTCATTGTAAATGGTCAGGAAAATGATGTTGCATATCTTGCAGCCTTTGAAGGTTCACTTTGGGATGCATCTGCATCAGCATACATTCTTGATGATTCACAGGTTGCTGACTTTGCTGCTGATATGTTATGCAGTATTGCCAATGCAAAACCGCTGTCAGGACTTACACAGAACGCAACCCGTGCCAATATCAGAAAACTTGCTGAAAAACGTGGTACTGGTTGGGAACAGGGTGTTGTTCAGACGGCATCCGCTTCACAGATGCTCATGCTGATTGAATATGCAACCTTCAATATGCAGTCTGTCATTGGTAACGGTGCAGTTTCCAAGACTGATGACGGTAAAACATCCATGACAGAAAATACAGGTGCAACAATCACCCTTGGTAATGCATCCGGTTCAGTTGTCAACGCTAACGGTATTCAGATTGTGTCATACCGTGGTGAAGAAAACTTTTGGGGCAATATTTGGTGGTGGATTGATGGAATCAATCACTATGCAAACGCAACCACAGGTGAGTGTGAAACCTATGTTGCAGATCATGGTTTTGCTGATGACATTAAGGCAGCACCTTATGAAGATACAGGAATGACCGCAAAGTATGGAAACGGCTATATTTCCGCTTTCTGCTATTCAGAAGATTTTGATTGGTTGTTCTTACCGGGTGAGTTCAACGGAAACACTGCACTTCCTGTTGGTGATCACTGTTGGAATCAGAACGGTACTGGTTGGCGTGTCGCTAAGTTGGGTGCTCGTTGGAATTATGGCTTGTATGCCGGTGCTTTCTGTTGGGCTCTGAATGATGCTTCTTCTTATCGTACTCGGTGTATCGGCGGTCGGTTGGTGTATCGAAAAAAGGTGGCAGCATAACAGATAACCAGTAATTCACATAATTTTAGGTAATCAGGATGCTAAAGATGACGATTTTCAAGCAGAAAGACGATAAAAAGACAAAAAACCAATGTCACTAAATTAGGTGCTAATTGGAATAATGGCTTGAATACCAGTGCTTTCTATTGGAATCTGAATAATGCTTCTTCTAATCGTAATCGGAATATCAGCAGTCAGTTAGTAAATGCACAAATATCACTTGAAACACCCCGTCAGAAATGGCGGGGTGTTCTTATAAATCAATGTACTGAAAACTGATTACCGTGCCACTTGGCAAAACATCAAAATACATGGGCTGTATTAGTAGACCGTCACCTGACGGGTTGAAAGTTCGGTTCAGTGCATACAGAAGGGAACAGACAAGCGTGAAAAGGTATGGCAATCTTTATGAAAAAATCTGTTCAATGGATAACCTGTATCTTGCGTTTCAACACGCAAAGAAAGGCAAAGGATGGTACAAGGAAGTTCAGCAGATTGAGAAAAGACCATACTACTATTTGGCGGGTCTGCAATGGATGCTTCAAAACCATTTATACAAAACTTCGGAATATGCCACTTTTACGAAAAAGGACGGCAAGAAGGAACGGGAAATATACAAACTTCCATTCTTCCCTGACAGAATTGTACAATGGGCGGTTTTACAGGTGATTGAACCGCAGTTATTAGCGTATTTCACTGATGATACATACAGTGCAATACCAAACAAGGGTATTCATGCAGCATACAAGAAGTTACGGTTGGCGGTTGATACCGTGCCGGAAGAAATGATCTATTGCTTGAAAATAGACTGCAAGAAATTTTACCCTTCCATTGACCACGAAACACTAAAACAGAAGTTCAGACGGAAGTACAAAGACCCTGAACTGCTTGAACTGATTGATGAAGTAATTGATTCAATCAGCACTTGTCCGGCAACGGATGAAAACATTGAATTTTATCGGTCTTGTGGTAATGAAATCAAGATAGTGAAGATAAACGGCAAGGACTTCATTGAAGGTGTCGGTATTCCAATAGGGAATTACTTTTCGCAGTATGACGGCAATTTCTTCCTATCAGGTTTTGACCACTGGATAAAAGAAGTTAAGCGGGTAAAGCACTATTACCGTTATATGGATGATATTTGTATTTTTGCAAGAACCAAAGAAGAACTGCATCAGTTACTTGCAGAAATCAATGAATACTTCATACAGAATTTGAAATTAAGAATAAAAGGGAACTATCAGATATTCCCTTCATTCATCCGTGGTATTGATTTTGTTGGGTACAGGATATTTTTGAACAGTACCCTGTTGAGAAAATCCACCTGTCAGGAAATGAAGCGGAAGATGACCAACATCAGGAAGAAAGTTGAAAACGGTCAGGAAATGAACTATTCAGAATGGTGTTCAATCAATTCCTATAAGGGTTGGTTGAAACATTGTGACAGTTCCCATTTATCAGATAAATATATTGTGCCTATTCAGCAATACGCTGATGATTATTATACAAACCATATCAAGGCAAAGAAAAAGAAGAAAGGCGGTAAAAAGCATGAAAGAGTACGGAAAAGTACGCAGTACAAAGCAGCCTGAACAGAAAGTCATTGATGACTATTCAGTTTGGGTTGCTGCAAACATCACCCCGGTCACAGAAGCCGGGACAGATGAACAGCCGGGGTTCACTGGTTATGAATATGACCTGACCCAGTACACCAAGGATGAATACATCAAAATGATTGATGACAGGAACGCATCCTTGGAAGATCAGATGACACAGGCACAGGAAGCCATGTGTGAAATCTATGAAATGATGGCATAAGGAAGGGGTGAGAATATGGCAAACATTTATGCAGCACTTATCATCAAGGGTAAGAAGTCAATCAATGATGTTCCTGACAAGATCATGGATGAAGTCAAACAGGTGCTTATTGATGAAGGACACCCGGAACTGGCAGAAGGTGGTAACTGATGTTGTTTCAGTTCATCATAAAAATTTTATTTAGAAAGGATGTGGAATCTATGGCAGTGATCTATGCAACCCTTATTATTAAGGGCAAGAAAACCTTTGCTGATGTACCTGAGAAAATCAAGGACAAAGTGAAGGAAGTTTTGATTGACCTTGATTGCCCTGAATTAGCAGAGTAATCAACAGACAAAGAAATTATCACAGGAACAAAAACAACCGCTATATGACCCTTATATGAGGTCACAAGCGGTTGTTTTTATGTTCAGAAAGGACAGAGAAAATGAAACAGACTATTTGCAGTGTATTAGGTGTGATTGGTTCAGCAATCGCATCTTTTTTTGGTGGTTGGGATGCGGGACTTGCAACCCTTCTGATTTTCATGGGACTTGATTATATTTCAGGTCTGATTGTTGCGGGGGTATTCAAGAACAGTCCCAAGACAGACACAGGTTCACTTGAAAGCAAGGCGGGGTGGAAAGGTCTTTGCAGAAAGTGCATGACCCTGATTTTTGTACTGGTTGCGTACCGCCTTGATCTTGTCATTGGCACAAATTACATCAGGGATGCAGTGATTATTGCGTTCATTGCCAATGAAACAATTTCCCTTGTGGAAAATGCGGGTCTTATGGGGTTACCACTCCCACCAGTTATCACCAAGGCTATTGATATTTTACAGAAAAAGACAGAAAGTGAGGGCAAATAATATGATGAAGGGTATGGATATTTCAAAGTGGCAAGGTGCAGTTGACTTTGCCAAGGTTGCAGCAAGTGGGATTCAGTTTGTAATCCTTCGTGAAGGTTATCGTCAGGCAGTAGATGGCAAGTTCTTTGAATATGTCAACGGATGCCGTGCCAATAATATTCCAGTCAAAGGTGTATATCATTTCAGTTATGCACTCAACGCAGATCAGGCAAGGAATGAAGCAGCATTTTGTATTGCACAGGTTGAGAAAGCCGGACTTGGCAAGGACACAGTGATTTTCTATGATTTTGAATATGACACTGTAAAACAGGCAAAGGAAAAGGGGGTCAACCTTGGTAAGAATGAATGTGTTGCTTTCACAAAGGCATTTTGTGAGTATGTGACCAGTCACGGGTACAAGGCGGGTATTTATTCCAATATTGACTACCATAAGAATATGTATACTGATGAACTGATTTCACAGTATATTTACTGGTTGGCTGATTATACTGGTGATCCTGATTATCCTTGTATGTTCCATCAGTACACAAGCAAGGGTTCTGTTGATGGTATTGCCGGAAATGTAGACCTTGATTATTTCTATGGTGATACTGCACAGCCTGAATCACCTAAGAAGTCGGTGGATGAAGTCGCACAGGATGTTGTCAACGGCAAGTATGGCAATGGTGCTGATCGTAAAGCAGCACTTGAAGCAGCAGGGTACAACTATGATGAGGTTCAGGCAAAGGTCAATGAGATTTTAGGGGTAGACACTACACCAAAGAAATCTGTTGATGAAATTGCACAGGAAGTCATCAATGGTGCTTGGGGTAACGGTCAGGACAGAAAGAACCGCATTGAACAGGCGGGTTATAATTACACCGCAGTTCAGAACAAGGTCAATGAACTTTGCGGAACACCTAAGAAATCCATTGATGAAATTGCAAGGGCAGTCATCCGTGGTGAGTATGGAAACGGTGCTGATCGTAAGAACAGAATCACCGCAGAAGGTTATGATTATGCAGCAGTACAGGCAAGGGTCAATGCCCTGATGTAATCTGTTACTAATTTGTTACTAAATAGCGGGATTTTGTGAGATTTGCGGAGATATTCAAAACTGAACTTTTCAGCAAATAAGGGCAAAAAGCGGGGTGTTATATCAATGAAATTTATGATATAATAAAAATAATATTTATTGGATTTGGGGTTACGGAAGACAGAGGACAAGAGAATGCATATAGTTAAGGAACTTATCGATAATATATCATCAACAAGCCTGAATAGATTTCTTACCGAACAGAAAATTGCAAATGAGCAGAGGCTGTCTTTTTCGGATCATCGGGTTTTGCTAGAACAGCTCTGTCAAAATGGATTGATTTCTGTTGAGGATCTGAATGATTTTTTCTTTCAAGAATTATTATATGGTCATCATCGATTGATGCGCGTGTATTCATTAACTGCTTCGACCTGTCTGCGATTAAAGAGCAGGGATTCGTGGGGCAGACTTATGCGCAAATTCCAGATCCCCGATTGGGCGTACAACCAGATCATAGAGACGATTCCACCGAAGGAAGACTCCACGAAGCTTGCAGCGATACAGGAAGAAAGAAGGAATGGAAATTTAATCAGGGTGCATCTGATTTTTGTATTCTGCATGTTAAAAGATTCTGCAGGTCCGATCGAGGAGGAGTGTTCCTATCTTCCGGTAACTATTGACCTGGAACAGCGCTGCATGATTGTTAAAGTATGGAATCAGCATGGAATTATACAGGAGAGCCGTCCGCAGATTCAGCTTGATAAAATCTATAGTATAGTAGAAGAAACATTAGAACTGGAATTGGACAACAATAGAGAGGTTGATCCTCAGAATGTATTGTATGACATGAGCAAAGAATTGTTCAACCAGTTTTTTGAACGGCTTCCAAATATAAAAGAGATTGATGATAAGAGAGAGAGCCTTAGCAGCATTATCGATGCAATGTTACAAAATATTCCGTTGCATCATGTAGAACAGAAAGACGGAAAATTATATATGCCGGATGGAATCATTAATTTAGAGGAAGAACTATATCGCCTGATTCAACAGACGGCATTATATGATTACCGGGAAGATCATGCATTGAATACGCTTCTTCCAAGCGATGAAAAATATATATCAAAAATTCGATTCAGTGACAGAGATAATTTGTCGGCAAACTTAACAGGAGAAAATGGCGTAGATTGTATTTATGATGCCAAGACGTTTATGTGTATCAGGGATTCTTTGGATATCGTGAAAAGAATTATTTCCCTGACGGTCAATTTTCCAAGAGCGCGAGGGGTATTACAAGTGAAATATGAAGCTGATAATTATCAGTTTCTGACGCTGCACATTTTGGAAGGAAAATATTATTCGGAAGAAGAATTCCAGCAGATATGGGGGCTTTATAAAGAGTATGAACGAAAGAGAAGCGGTTCGGCAATGTATGAAAATCCTGCCGCAGTTGACACAAAGGCAATGTAAGCAGTTTACGACGCAGGACCTGAGTGAACGGCTGGATCTGGAAATTACATATACCAAAAGTATGCTGCAGGTTCTGTGTGCAAAAAATCTGGTTCGAAAAGAACTGCACTATAGCTGTCCACAATGCCATAGTCAGAATGTCTTCGTATGTGATGGATTTGCTGCTTCGTATCAATGCTATTACTGTCGGGCAATTCTGGAACCAACACGGGTAGAAAACGAGGGGAGACCGTTTTACAGTGTTTCCAAGGATGACTTTATGCAGTATACAAAAGAAACGTATCCGGATATTTTTTATATGACATGTGAGCCGGAAAAAGAAATTATTCCATTCCGTCCGGTGGTTGTCGAGCAATCGGAAGCAAATGTTGCTCCGGTGACCGGGGATGACAAGGTGGAGACGGTAGATGATAAAGCTGAGAAAACGGACAATGACCTTGAGAAGCGTGTGGTTAGCTTGGAAAATGATAAAAAGGGGAAGAATCTGTTTTGGGCGATTGTAAAGATGATTGTATTGTTAGCCATCATGGGGAGTATGACCGTATTTATACTGTATGAATGGGTTGATATTTTTATTTTTAAAGATGCGCAGCCATTTCTTTATGAGATATTTATGCGCGCGATGAATGGAAGTGTGGTTAGGGCAGATGATTTGGGCGGTGTGTTTATTACTTTAATTAGTTGGATATTGACTTTTGTGGTTGGGGCTGTTGATGTATTGGGATGGAAAAGGGTTCAAAAGTATTACAGTGAAATAAAAAAAGAATATTTGAAATTAGAAAATAAAAATAGCTAA